AAAGGCTAAGTGAGGTCGCCTATCTCGACACCATGAACGATGTCCTGACGATGGTGATCGAGTTCGCAGAGGAGGCTCGCAACTCGAACGATGATGCTAGAATGGGGGCTTATTTAAAGATGATGATGCGTTGTTCGCGTTGTGCCGGGGAACTATATGGCGAACATCTCGCGCAAAACCGCGACGAGATTAAAATAGGAGAAAGAGTGCAATGACGACATATCGCGTAACGGCAACCTTTAGTGAGAAGGAGCTGCTGAATTACATCAATGTTAACGGCTCGACCGACGTTAAGATCGAGGCGGTTCGGGAGGAGTCCTCCGACGCCCCGGTTCGCGCGCCTCGCGCCGTCAAAAAGACAGTCGCCCGGCGCAAGCGCGGCTCCAAGGTCCTAGACACGATCCTCGACCGGCTTGGCAAGGGAGAGGCTGCCGCGTCCGATCTGAGGTCGTCGCTTGAACAGGCTGGGCTATCGCCTAGCTCGCTGTCGACGGGGCTTGCGCTCCTGCAGAAGGACGGGAAAGTCCGGCGCGGCGAGGGCGGCTCCTACACGCTGGCTGACGCGGCGTGAAAACTCCGCTTCATCTTGAGGATCTGAAAGCAGCCCTCGAGGCGAAGCCGCGCCATGGGGGGACGGAGCTCTCGGAGGCCGATTACAAGCGCACGCTTGTGGCTGAGATCAACCGTCTCCCCAATGAAGAGGGCCGCGCGCGCCGGATCGAAGACAAATACGGCGTCGGCATCCTGGATCTGATCATCAAGCTGCCAGGCGGCCCGGCGTTCTGGGCCGAGGGCAAGGTGGTCAAGCACAACGCCTTCGGCCCGAGTCCGCTTCAATACGAAGAAGGCAAGCGATGGCTTGGGGCCGGCGTGCGCGTCGTTCTAATCGGCTGGCACTTCGGAGCGATGTACCTGTCACCGTGGAAGCAGGAGGCCGATCGGCGTGACTGCTTCGGGGCTGTCGGCGTCGACCACGTCAAGACTTTGATGGAGTTCATGCGGTGAAGCTTTGCGTTAAGTGCGCATGGTACGGCGGCGTCGCGCTGCAGGATGGCAAGCCGATCTGCAATGAGCCGCGGAACGACTACACGAGCCTCGTCGATGGGTTTCCGCTTAAATTTGATTGTTCCTATCAGCGCCTTTGGGGCGGTGAAGGGCGATGTGGCCCAGACGGCAAATGGTGGAAGGAAAAGGAATGAACATCGACGATTTGCTGCGTGACAGGGAGGCGACGCATGGGACATTCGAGGATACGGCGACGATCGCTCAGACCTTGAAGATTCTCATGCGCCGCGCCCGCAACTGGGACAACCTGCCGCCGGCGAGCAAGGAAGCGCTCGAGCTGATGGCCACCAAGGCGGCGCGCATCCTCAATGGCGACGCGACAAACGCCGACCACTGGAACGACATTGCCGGCTATGCTCGGCTTCGGGCCAACGCCTTTGCGCCTGGCTATCGGCGGCCTGCGGTTACGGACGACGTCGAGGCCGGGATCTCTTCGATCGCCAAGCGGCTGCGGCCGATTGTGCCGGCGCGGGTCAACGACGAGGGCGGCGCGGCATGATCGTCGTCAATCAGGAGAAGTCACATGGTTAATGTCGCCGTTCGCCCCGAGGGCCGAGTCGCTCGCCCGCTGAACATACTCGTTACGCTGATCAGGGAGGATTTGAAGCGCGCCGAGGATGCCGGGCTTCCGTACAAGCAGGCGGCCGGCGAAAAGCTGCGGGAAGCCAAAGCGCAATTAAAGCGGGGCGAGTGGGGACCGTGGCTGCAGCGTAATTTCGAACTTTCACAAACCACGGCTCAACGATACATGAATTTTGCCGGTGATCCAAATTCGTCGAATGGCGGTTTTTCCAGTTTGAATGATTACCACCGACAAACAGGATCGTCCTCTTATCGGAGCGTTGTCAGCAAACAGGATTGGCATGAGGGCGTCAAAGAAAGCATTGAACGCGCGAAGCGCGAAGCGGATCGTGTTCGCGAGGAAAATCTCACCCGTCAGCAGGAGCGCGAGGCCGATCAGAAACTTGCGCTGCGCTTGATCGAAATCGGCTTCAAGATCTTAGCCAAGGAATTGCATCCGGACCGGGGCGGCTCTCGCGAAGCCATGATCCGTCTCAACCGCGTGCGAGATCACCTGAAGCAGTGCGTTTGAAGAACGGAAGGAAAATCATGTCTAAGGAGCTTAGAAAGACCAGGGTGCAGCCGGTGTTGGTCGTGGTCAACAATCGTGAGGTTACCTCGCATGGATTATTTAACCCCGGCTTGATGGCGGATTACGTCGATCACCACGGTCGCAATAAATGGTTGAAGGTAGGCGAGTTGGCGAGGACCGCTTATGGCCAAAACACAGAACGGTCGAGAGTAGGAACGCGCCGCGCATTACCGCGTCTGTTCTGGGTTCTTTTCCAGCGTAGCGACCTTCTCATCTATGAATATGGCGAGCACGGCCGGATCGAAGCGGTCAAGATCTGTGACGCCGATCTGGAGCAGGATCGTCAGTGCGCGGATGCGAAATTGACCAGGATGAAACAGCGGAAGGAAATGAGCACCGAGCAATATGATAAAGCCTTGATGATGCTTGGGATCGCTGACGAGACAACGGCATGAGCAATCCCGATGCGCGATTCAGGCGTCTCATCGCCAAGGCGGAAATCACCAATCAGCGACGCGACGCAATAGACCACGGCGCAGGATTCTCCGCTCCCAACGATCCGATCAAGGACGATCGAATCACTTCACGGGAAATGCTGGTCAGAACAGCCTTGATGGCGTTGGAATGCGCTATCAAAACCAATGATTGGGATTGTGTGGCGGAAGCCTTTGTCATGCTCAACGAAGGCATTCGACCTTCTGTCAGGTACAAGGCGTCATGAGCGCCCTCGACCCGGTCCAGATCGCCGCGCTGGACTTCGCCCGCGGAAAGAAAGGCGTCGGTTTCTTTCTGGAGCAAGGACTCGGCAAGACGCTGATCGCCCTGACCGAGTTCTCGTTCCTGCAGTCGACCGGCGTCGTCGATCGAATGGTCGTCGTTTGCCCGAACACGTTCAAAAATGGGTGGCTCGACGAAATCGAGAAACATAGCTTTCGGTTCGACGTCCATATCTGGCAGTCGGCAAAAAAGGCCGACGCCCTCGCTTTCCTTAGTCTCGGTTACCACCCCAAGGGGCCGGCGGTTCTGATCATCAACTATGACGCCGCCCGCATGTCCGGCGTGCTTCGAACGCTATGCATCTGGGCGGCGCGCGGCAAGGCGTACCTGGCCATCGACGAGAGCATCCAGATCAAGGGGCCGAAGAGCCTCCAGACCAAGGCGATGCAGATCCTCGCCCCGACGTGCCTGTATACGCGGCTCCTGACCGGCCGGCCTCAAACTCAGGGTCCGCATGACTTGTGGGGGCAGCTGCGAGCCATCGGCCTCCTGCCTGGCGCCAATTTCTACTCCTTTCGCGGTCGTTACTGCGTCATGGGCGGCTGGCAGGATAAGGAGGTCTTGGCGGCGAAGAACGTCGACGAGCTCGCCCAGATCATGGGGCCGGCGGTGTTCCAGGCGAAGAAGAAGGATTGGCTGCCGGCGCTGCCGCGCAAGGATTACACCATCCGCGACTACGAGATGTCGGCCGAACAGCGGCGTCAGTACAACCAAATGGAACACCAGTTCCTACTCGAGATCGAGCAAGGCGTGATCACGGTCGAGGTCGCGATCGCCAAATACGCCAAATTGGCGCAGATCCAATGTGGATTTATCTATGATGAGTCTGGCGAGGCCCACGAACTCGTCAAGCCGTTGGCCAATCCTCGGCTCAACCTCCTGCTCCAGCTTCTTCACGAGGAGGTCGCCGGCAAGGTCTGCGTCGTTTATCGGCACCGGGCCATGCTGCCTTTTCTACGGAGCAATCTCATCGATCGAATTGACCCCGAGACCGGCGAGGTCTTCCTGTACGATTGCGCCTGGATCGGCGGCGGCATGAAGCCCGACGAGGTCTCCGAACAGAAGGCCCGTTTCAACGAAGATCCGGCCTGCCGGGTCATTCTCCTGCAATGTGACGCAGCCAAATATGGCCATACCCTGCTTGGCGGCCCCGAGCCGGACGACAAGTGCCGGACCATGATCTTTTTTGAAAACAGCTATTCGGCCGACACAAGGGACCAGATCGAGGACCGCATACATAGGCGTGGACAAACTGGCGAATCCGTGCTGTATATTGATTTGTCCGGGTCCGATCTCGACCGGCGCATTGTTAAGGCGCTGCAGCGGAAAGATGCCCTTTACCGTAGCGTATTCAAGAATCTCAGGGTGGCGGAGCCCGTGGAATGAGCGGAGCCGACTCTCTCGGCCACAACCAAAGGGTGGGACCATGAAAAGACTTCTACTGACGACGGCTCTTGCGGCGGCGCTCGCGACGCCCGCGGCCGCGGCCAACACCGCGTTAACGCTATGGAACTCGAGCAATCCGGGCGGCTCGGAGACGGCGATCGGCACCGACACGGCGGTGCTTTCGGGCTCGAGCCTGAGCGGGATCACCATCACCACCAGCGGCGCGACGCGGCTGACCTCGCCCAACAACAGCCTGACCGAGAGCAACCTGTTTATTTCCAACACCACCGGGACCGTCCAGACATTGGACATCATCGCGGGGGCGAACGGTTACGGCGGTCCCAGCAATCTGTTCAACGCCTCCGCGACCGTGCTGATCGCCACGGGGCAGGCTGAGTTGACCGGCACTTTTTTCGTGGATGCCGCCAACTCGTTGAACGGGACGAACACCGGCCCGGTTGTCGGAACCCAGATCGGCGGAACATTCGACAGCGGCCTGCTTACAGGTCCGTTCTCGTTCTCCAGCAACTCGGCCAACGTGTTCTTCCCGGCGCTTGGCCCTTACGGCATGGCCGAGTCGTTGCAGCTCACCCTGCAGCCGGGAGCGTTCGTCGGGGTCCAGTCGATTTCTATGGACGCGACCAATGCCGTTCCCGAGCCGTCCACCTGGGTGATGATGGGAGGAGGCTTCGCCCTGTTGGCCGCGCTGGGGTTGCGTAAGCGTAGGACACCGCGTTTCGCTGTCTGAGAACCCCTCAAGGATAGCGGAAGGAAGGGGAGGGTCGGAACGACTATCGCGTGCCCTCCCCGACCGCTTCAACAATAAGGAAAAACAACGTGAAAAAGTTACTTCTCGCCACGGCGTTATGTGCGCTCGCCATGCCTGCTTACGCCGACACCACCGCCTACCATGTCGGCGCGACCAGCGATGGCGGCCCCGGCAACGATCCAAACGCGATCCCCAGCAACACTACGTTCTACATTGCCGACAACCCCAACAAGGCCGAGGCAGGGCCGCTCGACATTTTCTTCGCAGTGCCAGAGGGCGAGGTCGCGCCGACGATTACCAGCATCCTCTACGGCGGAGTGACGGTGAAGACGTTCACCGGGCCGGTTGAGCTGACCGCGCTTGGCGATTTCACCGGCTCTCCGACCAAGGATTTCTACACCTTCGTCGGCTGCACCGCGTGCAATAACTCCATGAATTTCGTCAACTTCAGCGCGGGCATCACCGCCGACACCACGCTGTCCAGCGTGCCGACGGCCTACGACGCCTATGAGGCGGTGGTGAACGTCAACTTCAGCGGCAAGGACTTCATCAAGGTGATCGGCTCGTTTGCCGAGGGCACCTATATCGCGCCTTTGTCGGGAACCGGCGTGGATACCAGCTTCACCAATGCTGGCTTGATCACCGGCGGCGCGGTCATCAACCCGGTGATCGGCGTGCCGGAGCCCTCGACCTGGGCAATGCTCATTGCAGGCTTTGGCTTGCTCGGCCTCGTCGGCTGGAAGAAGCGCGGCGCGCGTCTCGCAATCTGAGCGGTGGTCCCCCGCCGCTTTGATCGTCCGTGAGTTTTCGGCTCCGTTAAGCAGGTGGACGTTAACAGGGTGCTAAACGGGCATGTCCTACGAAGGCAGTTGGGTTCTTCTCTATTTCGTCGTGGCGTGGCTAGCGTCCGCCATGGTCGTGACGGGTTTGATTTATCTTTGGAGGTGAGGGGATGGTTGACGGGAAAACGCAGTTATTCGCGGACCTGATGGTCTACAATTTGGAAGTCATCGCCGGCGGCGCGTTCATTGTGTTTTTGGTCTTTTTGGGCGTCCTGATGTTGTTCACCAAGTGGGACCTTGAAGAAGAACCGAGCGACTGAGATGAGCAATAAATCATTGCCGACAATTGACCTGGATATTCCAGATACAGCGGCGGAACGAGAGAGCCGCCGTCTTCGCGGGTACTCGGTTCGCGAGCTTCTGCTTTTAGCGCAGAACCATATCCCGCCGTCGCAGACCGCGCTGCGCGACAACATCGAGGACTGGCTGGCTTCCCACCCCATGGACGAGCATGACGCTCTGCGCACCCGCGTGGCGAAGCTGGAGGAGGCGCTGAAGAAATTTAAGACGGATATGTGTGAGGGTTGGTGCGACGAAGCCGACCACATCTTCTCCGATTGCCAAGGCTGCGAAGCCCGCGCCGCCCTCGCCGCCGCAGGGCATACGCAAGGGAGTGGGAAATGATCAGGGAGCGTTCGCCAGAAGTCGTTCGCTTCGCTCAAAAGGTTGCGGATGGCAGCATCGTTGCACAGGCAACTGAACGGCTGATCTATCAGATTGTCGAGGTCTGCGCCGAGCATGAAAAAGAGACACTCGCCGCCCTCCGCTCCCAGAACGCTGAGCTTGTGGCGGCGCTGGAGGAAGCGCGGCACGAAGCAGTGTCCCATTCTGCTCGAAGATCATTAGCCGAGACGGTCAACGAAGACATCGCGGAAGACAACGCCGAGCTTGTGGCGGCGCTGGAGGAAAGCGTTGCCCTGAACGAAAACTTCGTCAGCGTGTCTGAGGCTGAAACCTTGTCGCATTTGAGTGAATATAAGGCCGTAATCAAACAGGCCCGCGCCGCTCTCGCCGCCGCAGGGCGACCGTAAGGGAGCGGGGGATGAGCGAACATGACGACCGGGATGCGCAAATCATCTCCGAACCGCTTGATCCCTCTGAATTGGAGGAAGCTCTTTCGGCCGATAGGGACGATAGGAGCGCCGAGGAGTGGGATCTGATCGAATTGGCCGCCGAGAAATGGCTGTCCGCTCTCAAGGACAAGCCGTGACCATCGGGATCGGCATCATCCTCCTCGCCGTCAGCTTGGCGACGAGCGATACCCTCCTGCTCAACTGGGGCGCGTTCTTAGCTGGCTCGATTCTCGTGATCGTTGGCACGGGGCGGCTATTTTTTATCGACGACTAAGCCAAGGAGCCGCTTAAATGGAAATGTTTTTCATTGTTATGCTTATCTATGTGGTCGTTGGGCTCCTGATCGACCCACCCCCGCGCAGTTAATAAGCGCCGCCAAGCATCAGGTTCTTAAGCAGATCTCCCGCCTGCGGCGGGAGTTGCGGGGCTTGCACAGCGCCTTTCGGCTGCACCCCGGTGAATTGAGGATAGGCTTGCTGATAACCTCGCAGCTTGGCGCGAGCGTCAACGCTCTTCATCAATTTAGCAATCTGTGGCTTAAGCCAAAGATAGCCTAACGCCTCACCACCCAATGACCCAGGAACTCCGCCGAGCGCATAACCGCCCATGCCAAGCGTATGAGCGCCGAGATGGCCGAGCGCCCAAGTCGCCCTGCTTTGATCTGGCTGATTAGCCAGTTTCACCAACGTTTCGTATTTGGCCGGATCGTTCTGATACCAATTCTCCGCCTCTGTGAACGGCGCTTGCCCAGCCGAACCCCCGGCGGAGACTTTCCGCTGCCACTCCGCCAAGTTCTCAGCCATCTTGGATTTTTGATAGGCCGCCTTGGCGTCCTGTTGCAGCCCATATGCATCGTGTTGCTTGAGCACGTCGGTTAGGTTGTCTCTGATCTTCCCGGCCGCGATCTTGTCGGTGGACGAAACCGCCGCATCCTGTATCTGACGCTGCCAGCTGTCGACGTCGCCCGCAGTCGGCTTACCGCCGGACAAGGTGAGGCTATCGTTCGCCTTGTTGATATCGTTGAACTGACTCTTGAATCCGCCGGACAGGCCGGTCTCTTCGCTGGGTGAGAGATTGTACCGGCCTTTGATAAGAGCCGTATTAACGCTGAACGGACTGACCTCCTTCTGGTGGAGGGCCGCGTAGGCGTCGGCGGTGTCTTTCGCCGTCGAGGCGATCGCCGCGGCGGGGTCGACTGTCCCCTCTTTGCCGAGCGCCTTTGTAAGACCCGCGTTAACGCCTTTGGGGATCAGGCCGGAAAGAGCTCCCAGCCCCGCCCCGACCGTGGCGTTGCCCGCCGTTCGCATCGGATCAAAGTCGCTTGAAAAGCCTCCGCTCAATCCGCCCGCGAGAGCGCCCTCGCCAAGCACGCTTCCACCAGCGAGAGCCCCCAACGCCTTTCCAGGACCGGCTCCATAGGCCGCAACCTCGATCGGCGTGCGAACGTACCACGGCACTCTCTCGCGCGACGCTTCAGTCTCGCCTTGGATTTGGGAGAGCGAAGGAGCTCCGGGTAGCTTAGACGATAACCAGTCGCCCGCGCCCAGCGTAAAGGCGTTGGCGGCTGTCTCGCTGATGTCGTGCAGCATTGACTGCGGCGGACCGGGACGCTGTTGTGCTGTCGCCGCAGCGTCGCCTCCAACCACAGGATCGCCTTGCCATCCGCCGCCGCCCGCTGCGGGGGCTGGACCGCCGACAACGGGATCGCTCTCCCACCCAGCCATCACTGCTTCCTTCGCTGCGTCCCATCCGGCGCAGTGTAGGTCGCACCCGATGAAAGCTTGGAATAAGCGGCGCTGAAGTCAGCCGGCGTGTTGATCTGCGTCGGCGGCGGCTGACTCGCCCACTGACCGCCCTTGCCGCCATACTTGTCGCCGTTGGGCAGATAGGCGGTATCGACCATTGGCTTGGGGTTTTTTGGATCGGTCATATCCCATTTCATAGCATCTGGGATTTCGTCGACTCGTCCCGCCGCGCCGTAGGTGTTCGCCATCGTCTTGCGTAATTGCTTATGGAAGTCGTTGAATTGATTCATGTAAGCTTCAGGAGACTGATTAAAGTTCATCAACGTGCTAATGCCGTTCTTCAAGTTGGCGACTTCCACCTGCGTGCGCCGCGAACCCGTCGACTGGAAGGCGTCGCCATAAATCTGGGCGTCGAGCTTCTTGAGCTGGTTTACCGCCGCCAATTGATCCGACGACAGCATATTTTGATAAACAAGATTCTTCGTTGAATCCCATGGTTCTTTCGCTGGATCCGTCTCCAAAAGCTTCTCGGCCGCGATTCTTGCCGACGGACTTGAGATGAGACTCGTCAGCGCCGGGTTCAGCGGCCCCTTAAGCTGATTGGCGACCGAATCCATATCACTCATTTGCTGCAACGCAGCCGGCGCTTTCTCCTGCGCCTCAATCAATTCCTTCTGCTTGGCTTCAGCGCCTTGCTGCGCGATCTGAACGCCGCTTTGAGCTTGAGCCTCAATGACTTTCAGTTTTGCATCCGGCGGTAATGCAGCCCAGGTCGAAGGATCCCAGCCTCCTTGACCCGACTGACCTCCAGGCGGCGGCATTGCGTTCAACTTCTGCATGTACTGCATCTGCATCAGATTCTGCAGCATCTGGCCAGGATCCTGCCGGCCGCCCTGGTTCCCATGCGCGAGCCACGCCGCCTGCTGCCCAGGCGGAGCCGTCGCCGCCTGCAGCCCGGCCACCCCCTGGTCGAACATCGCCGCCCCGCGCTGCTGGTTGTAAAGCTGCATGTAGAGCTTGGCGAGGTCGGGCGGGCTCTGGGTAGCCTGTGGCTGGGCCATAGCAGGCGCAGGAGAGGGGTTCATCGCTCCCTGCTGCCCACCCCCGCCCTGAGCGCCCGGTTGCGGCCCAGCGAGCGCCTGGGCCATCTGCGCCGACGGGTTGCCGGATAAGGCGTTGGTGGCGAGGTCTCCGAGGCTCATGCCGTTGCTCCCCCAAGTCCTCTAAGGGTGTTGAGAAGCGGCGTCGACTGGCCCTGATTGGCGTTGAGGTAGGCGCTCATCACGCTCGGCGTCTGGACCGAGCCGGTTCGCGTCTGTCCGGTCTGCGGCGGACCCGCGCCATATTGCTGCAACGGACCAGGTCTGGCGAGCGCGTCGAGGTAAGCCTGGCGCATGTTCTGCTGCGACGGCGCGGTCGGGGCAGCCGAACCGCTGGGCGCGGCGGAGCCGCCCTGCGCCTGCAGCTGCTGGATCTGCAGGGCGTTGTTCGTCATCATGTCGCGCTGGGCCGAGCTCAACGGACCACTGTTGCCGGAACCGAAGCCGTTCGAGCCGCCTTGCGGATACGCCTGCATGTTCTGATTTTGCCCCTGGATATAATCGATCAGGGCGGCGTTGGGATTGTTGGCCATGGCCTGGCCGGACGGCGAAGCCTGGTAGTTGCCCACAAGCTCGCTGATCGCCGGCCCCCATTGCCCCAAGGCGCTTTGCTGCGCCTGCGGCAACCCGCTCGCAGTCCCGCCCGCGCCGGTGTTGTTGAGCGTGCTCCCTGGTATTGGGCTTGAACCGCCGCCGCCGGCGTTATAGGCCGCCAACGCCTTCTGATAGTCCGACTGCTGCTGCTGGTACTGCTGGTTCGCCGCGTGGTTGGCGCTGACGAAGCTGTGGATCGGCTGACCCTGCGCATTCGTCGGCGGCATGCTCCCGTTGAAGCCGGTATAATACTGCCCAAAGCCCTGGCCTCCGCCGGCGACGTCGTTGCCGAACGGAAGTTTGTTCTGGAAGGTCAAATAGGTGTTTGGATCAACCAGACCCGAGTAACCCAATAAGTTCTGCATATTGGCAAGAGGATCTTGCCCGCTGCCATCGTCAGCCATATTGGTCTCCAATCGAGTTCAGTGTCGTGCCGGGAACCATCTGCCCCGCGCCCGAGCCAGGCGGGGCCGCGCTCCACGCCAAGGGTTGACGCCCGCGAGACAGCATGGACGCGACCATCTGCTGCGCCTGGGCGGCGATCTGCTGTTGACGGGCCTGCCCCATCGCCGCGGCCGCCTGCTGACCTTGGAGGTCGTTCTGCGGCGCTTCGGGCTGTTGTTGGCTCCCACCGCCGCCGCCCGTGTCTGAAGACGCCTGCTGCGTCCCGCTGGATCCCGTCGGCGGAGTCAGGCCGGCGAGCATGGCGCCGACGGTCGGGGTTGTCGGCGGCGCGGGCGCAGCGGCGGATGGCGCGGATGATGGCGCGGGCGGAGAAGCTCCGCCATGAACGCCCATCCTCGCCTGGGTGTTGGCGACATACTTGGACACGGTTTCATTGACGTCGCCAATATTGCGCTTCCACGGCGTCGGCGAGCCTGGCGGCGCGACGTTTCCAGGCCCGCTTTGATAAGCGACCGCCCAGCGCGCCGGGTCGTTGGGCCAGCGTCGGGCGTAGTCGGCCATGATGCGGTCATGGATCTTAAGATTGTCAGCCGGATTGTTGAGATTTTCTCCCGGCAGCATGTACGGCCTGGCTGTACCGGGCATGATCTGCCCCGGCCCAACCGCGCCCGCCGGGCTGACGGGGTTCCGCAATTTCGCTCGCGTCGAGCCGCTCTCATTGTAAAGAATCGACGCAGAAGCGGCGGCGACCAACGCCGGATCAGAACGCGCTCGAATGCTCGGCTCGTTAACGACAGGCTGCACGTTCGGAGGCGGATAAGCCGCCGCAGGCGTTGTCGCCGCGACATTCGGCTGCGGGTAAGAAGTGTCAGCCACCCAACGCTCCCAGGATCGGCATGCGCGGACGGTTCTTGGCCGGAAGCTTGCCCAATGCGCTCATCGTCGGCGGCGTCGCCATGGGTGACAGGCGACCGGGCATGCCGGGGGACGCTAGCATGCCGATCGCCCGGCCCACTCCCGGGGAGGAGGGAGGCAAAGCACTCTTCGGTTGCAACGCATTCAGTTTTGAGATCTTGCTCCTCCCCAGATGCTCCGCGGCGTGCCGATTGAGAACGGCCTCGCCAGGAGCCAGCGTGAACGGCACATAGTCGACTTCGTGCTTCCGACTCAGCCGCGCGCCGGGAACCTTGGTGATGCCGCGCGCCGCAACGCCGCCGCCGATCGCCGTGCCTAAACTGCCGCCAATCCCGCCCAGCCCGCCCGAGAAGAGGCCGCCAAGCATCTGCATGGCGCTCGTCGCAATGCCCATGGGATTGTTCTGGGTCGCAGTCGAGGTCGACGCCGAGCTCCCCGACGTTCCGGTGTCGTAGGGCGTCATTCCCAAAGACGACTCCATCATTCCCAGTTGCTGCTGCGGATAAGTCCACGCCTGGTTGAATTTCGCGATCTGGGCGTTGATGTCGTTCTGCTGCTGCTGTTCCTGTTGCCCGCCCGCCGCCGACAGCATGCCGTATTGGGAGAGATTGTTCTGCATCTGCTGCGCGCCGAGGTTGCCCAAACCCTGGCTGGCGGAGATCTGCTGCTGATTGCCGGTCAGGCCGGCCGCTTGATTGGCCTGCGATGCCGTAAGCTGGTTCCCAATATCCGCCAACGCCCCCTGCTGCGCCTGGGCGAAGTTCTGGTTGTTCAACTGAGCGGCCATCTGGCCCATGCCAAGCGCGCCCTGCGCCTGAGTCACGCCCTGTTGGATCCCTTGCCGACTGCCGCCATAGGCGTTGGCCGACGAGGCGGCGTTTTGCTGCGCGTTCTGGCTTAACCCCAAATTTTGCTGCATGATCGGCAGGGTCGCGTCGATCACCGATTGGGTGTACGGATTCATGTAAGGCTGCAAATCGGTGGTCGCCAATTGCCCGGCTGTAATGTTCTGCGGCGTATACCCTCCAGCATTCAAATAGCCGGCCTGGGCCGCATTCTGCGCGTCGACGCCGACGCTGCCGCTATTGGCGGCGAGGTTCCAGCCTTGCTGCATCTGCGGACTGACGCTCGCAACCATCTGTCCTTGATATTGCTGCAGAGGCTGCGAAGAGATCTGTTGAGCTAGGCCATAATTTTGCTGACCAGCGTTATTGACCCACGTCGGAATCTCATTGATGGACTGCGACGAGCCGTTGGTTGTGGTTGTGGTTGATCCGCCCATCACATTTCTCGTTGATAGAGGTAAGAGGTGGTCTTCACCTTCCAGCCGTCCGCGACCGCCCCCTTGACCCAGCCGCGGCGACCATAAGCCTGAACAAGGTCAATGTCATTGTCGCGCGCATATTGTAGAATCCGATCGTGGAGCTTCCAGCACTCATCAAAATCGCCAATCGCCACCATGATCTCGAGCATCCTGGCGCGCGGGAAGTCGACCACCTTGGTGATCGCCCAGCTGTCGCCCTCGACAAAGGATTGCATCCGGCCCATCCCAATCTCACGCAGGATATCGGACGTCCGATAAAGACCGCCCATGCGGTCGAGCGCGCGATCGAGCTTGCGATGGAAGGGATGCGCCGTCATGGCAACCCCGATATGGTCAGAGTTACATTGCCTACCGAGCCGGTGGAGCCCTTGACCGCGACGTCGAACCAATAAGGAGTCGGGGTCAAAGGCGCGGCGATTCCAGAAATTGAACCCGTTCCTGACGCCCCCGCCGTCGGCGCGACGTACTGAGCCGGCGAGCCGATGATCGTCCCGGCCAGAGCCGAGCCAGTCGTGGGCGCCGTCCCCGTGCCGAAGCAAATCACCGCATCGGTCTCGCCGTTGGCGACGCTGTTGGTGATCGCGCCTATCGCGATCGCTATTGCTTGCGTCTCGAACCCCGGCGTAAACGTCAGGGCCAGCCCGACCATGTGATAGGAGGAGCCGCCCGCAACCGAACCGCCGTGCGTTCTCGACACTGAGTTCGTCGTTGTCAGCGGCGTGAAGGTGATGACCGGCGTCGTCTCCTTGCCCGACCCCGGCGTGATAGCGGTCGAAAGCAAAAGTCCGGAATCGCTGACCGAAAACTTAAAAGCCTTACCGCCTGCTGATGTCATGTAAACATGCGGCGTCGATGACTGCAGGCCGAACTTGTCGAGAAACCCGTTACGGCACCACAGCGAAAAACGGCGCAGATAATCGGGCAACGCCTGCGGAACTCCAGGCAACGGCGGCAATTCGGGCGGCGGCTGGGCGGCGGGAGGAGTAACCGTCGAGGCGACCATCAGCGATCGCCCCGCGGAACAACGTCGATCATATGAGCCCCAACGGTGACGTTTCTCACCTCCGGGCCGATGATCTCAAACCGCAGCCGAATGTCGCGGCCAGTCATTCTGAAGTCGACATAGCCGTCGGGCCGAAGCTGGACCGGCGAAGTCTGGCTTTCCGGCGCTCCGGAACTGCGCGAATTGCGATAGAACAAGGTGTACTGGACATTCCCGACGTCGCCCTCGATGTCCGGGATCAGCTGCTTGACCGTCATCAATTGAGCGCCCGCGCCAAGATTAAGATTGAACGTCTCCGCCCACGGCAGTTCAACCGGCATGCTTGCGTTGCCGTAGATCGAGCCGAGCTCGTGCCGGTACGCCACCAAGCCGTCCGCCATTATGGTGTAAGCGTTATAAGCCGCCGTGCTTCCCGCCGAACGCGACATCCTGCCTTGCGACCAGGTTCCCTCCTTGTAATTGTAGATTGCCACCCTGGTGTTGTAAGGCTTGCCCTTCTGCGGGAAGAACCACCAGAACTCCGAAAAATCCGAGACATGGGCGCAGCAGGCTTGCTCCCGCACGGTCACGAGGTCGACGTCGTCCAAAATCCACGGCCAAACCAGGCACACCACCGGAAGGATCGAGGTGCCGTCGTAGCTGAACATCCCCTGATCGCTCATCCACAGCGCCAAAGCCGTCGTGGTGGTGGCGCTTTGCGGCGACCAGGGAGCGCAGTTGTCCCCCAACTCCTCGCAATTGTAGATGTAAGGAGCGCCGAGAAACCTTGAGCGATAAACCTTCTTTCCGGTCCAGATCAGCGTTCCCGTCCGAGTGCAGAGCGCCGTGATGATCGGACTTGACGGCTCGATATCGAGGAAGCCCGCCTGACTGACGACGTTGGAATAATCCCACGCTCCAGGATTCTCCTCGTCGCACCAAGCGAAGCGATTGAACCCGCCGCCTCCATTGTCGGCCGTACTGTCGGTGCCGTCCTGAAACGACCCGAAAATGATGACGAAGCGTTCTGGCGTGATGACGAAGCAGCGACCGAGCGGAACTGTCCCGCGGCCTGAATCCGCCGTCTGCGCAGCCGCCTTGATGAAGGCGTAGTCGGGCGCGGGCGTGAACGCCAGCTTGTCCTTGATGTGACGCTTGCTCGTGCTCGCGCTGGTCGCGCCCGCCGTTAATGTCAACGTCGTTGATCCAACGGGAAAGGTCGACACCGTGCCTACCGCCAGCTTGGTCGTGTTGTTGAACACGGTCATTCCGGGCAGCACCGAGGTAGCGCCGGAAGGATTCGCCTGACCCATGTGGATGACTATATCGCCGGCCAACCACGGCAGGCTGCCGCGCAGCGTGACGACGGTCGTCGCCGGCGGAATGGTCGGGTCGAACTTCAGGAGCCGCGCGTCGGACGAGGTCATCGCATAGAGAACCTCGCCAAAATTATCGAGCGAATAGGCGTCGGGCAGTTCGCTGATTTGCTGCGCGAAGGGCGGGTTGGGCGGCTTGCCGTACAGGGAAACCCCATCCTGGTAGAGGCCGTCGCCGTAACCGCCTGTCGATCCCGACGGCGCGGCGATCCCGTCAATCGGCGTGATCTCGGACAGCGCGCCATTGGTTTCGATGTAAAGGTTCTGCTCGCATAAATAGGCGACGTAGTACTGGTAATTGAGATCATACCAACCGTGGATCGCCTTGCAGCGAGAGGCGAAGCTGTAATTGAATTGGGATTGGCCGCCGACGGGAGCCATCTGCCCTGACTGCCAACGAACCAGGTTGACCTCGGCCCAGTTGCTGGACAGCTGTTTCTTCGTCGCTTTGGCGACGACGCCTCCCGGTATGTCGATCGGAAAAAACTTCGTGCTCATGACGCCCTGATGATGAAATTGATGACCAGATAGGGCGGAAGATTATTATGCGGCGTCCCCGAGCCGGTCGAGTTGGTGCCAGTCGGGCCAGCCGAGTTAGGGCCAGTCGTGATGGAGGTCGAACTCAACAGAGGCCCGGTGCTGGCGAACGTGCCATGCTGACTGCCCGAGGCCGCGTAAGCGCTGACGGTGTGGGTATGGCTGACTGGCGCGATGGTGTGCGAGTGAGCCGCCAATTCGGCGGTGGTCAGAGTGTGCGTCGCCTCGCCCCCGGTCGCCGCCACGGTGTGGCTTGGACCCGCGCCGATAGCGAACTTGTCTTGCATATTGGGTAGATTAAAGCTCCCTCCCGAACCGCCATAGGTATAGAGGATGACCGCGAACAGCCCGGCGTAGGTCGTCGTTGAAAGCGATCGGCCATCGCAGATAAGCCAGTTGGGAGGAGGACCAACGCCGGCAAACATCGAAATCGCGCCGATCGGCAAGCCCGCCTGTTGCGCAGCGAACACCTGCGTATCAATGTCCGCCAAATCCCCATTGAGCGACCCGCCCCAGGTCGTGGCGGCCGAGCCAACCTCTGGCATGACCCATCGATAATGAACGGTTTGCGTGTCAGCCATTTTAAACTCCCATCATCAAAGCTGACGCGCCCCGCACCACTGGCGTGTAGACGACGACGATCACGCCAGGAGCGCCATTACCGCCGTTTCCCTTGATCGTGCCCGGCCCACCTGTATAGCCGCCGCCCCCGCCGCCAGCGCCATAGAGGCCGCCAGAACCGCCATTGCCTGCGCCGCCCGTACCCGCTCCTGAACCGTTGGCCCCGCCGCCGCCCCCGCCGCCGCCAGCCCCGATGGCTCCGCCACCCAGTTCGACGCCAGCGCCGCCAGAACCGCCTGCGCCAGCCACAAGGCTGCTGCTTTGAATGGCGCCGCCGCCTCCGCCGCCCGAACCATGCGAGCCTGCGCCGCCAGCGATCCCAGTCGTCCCCCCTGCGCCGCCCGCCGTTGCATCAAAGGCAGCGCCGCCATTACCGCCAGTCTGCGTCGACCCCGCGCCCCCGGATGCGCCTCCTCCACCGGCCCCGCCGCCAGATCCACCGCCGCCAGATGCGCCGCCGGTGGTGCATTGCGTTCCCGCCGCGCCTGCCCCGTTAGGGCCGCCCGCGCCGCCGCCGCTGCTTCCGCCACTAGGCGTCGCGCTGACCGAAGGCCAAAGGCCGCCATTGCCGCCGTTGAACGCCCCCGCCGTCGGCGTGCAGGCGCTTGCCAGCCCGCCAGCGGGCAAGCTGGAGTTCAATTGACCGCCGCCGCCCCCCTTGGCGATGACCTGGCCCGAGTTGAAGTTCGTGTCGCCGCCGTCCGTCCCCGCAGTCGGGGGGCCGAACACGCCGCCAACCCCTGCCGTTCCGATGGCGACAGGGACCGATGCCCCCGCCGTCAGGGCGATGTTTGAGATCGTTGCGTAAGCCCCGCCTCCACCTCCTGAGCCGCCGCGCGTATTGGCGGTAATCAGCGAAGATCCGCCGCCGCCTGCGCCGATAGCGTGAACTTGGTTGACCGGCCCGAAATCATTCGGAACCGTCCAGGAGCCGCTCGCGGTGATAACGACGGTAGGCATCAGTGATAGTCCTGCCCCACAACCGAGCCGTAGATTGTCGCCCCGGCATCGTCGGACATCAGCAGAATGATGTCCTTCTTGCCCGCGCCAGAAGTGATGGCGGGAACGGTTCCGCCTGGCCAAATCGTCCCGGAAGGCCAACCGGCGATCGTGAACGCGCCGGTGTTGGCGACGATCAGACGCACCTTCCCCGTTGTACCAGACGCAGGCCAACCCGTTACCGTTACCGCCGTGATCGAAGCCGTCAGCGACAGCGTGCAGTTCTCGCCCAGCGTGCGGCTGATCGCGAGCGATGCGCCCGACTGAGTAACGGTCTGCGCCTTGAGATCGGCCGGCCCGGCGATGGAGAGGCCGCCGCTGAGTGAGCCGCCGGTCAAAGGCAGGTAGGTGAGCGCGACCGAGCTTGTCGTCGCATAGCCGGCGATCGAGGCGCCCGCCGGGATCGTGACGATCCCGGTGAAGGTGGGACTGTCCTTCGATGCGCGGCTGGTGTCGCTCGGATGAACATGGTTGTAGCGGGCGTACAGCGCGCTGGTGCCGCCCGCCGCCGTCCCGTCCATGACCGGAGGATTGTCGGACGGCAGAGGAATGCTGCCCGAGAGGGTGAACACCGTCGTGTCGATGCCGTCGAGATCGGCGTTGAGCATGCCGCCCCAAACGTCCAGGTCCCCTCCGACCGTCGGCTTGGCCCAGCCATAGTGGGCTGTCGGAGAGCTGAGGGGATTGATCACGTCAGCCATTGCAAAGCTCCGCTTCTTTCCAGTCGACCGGAGGACATGGATCGACCGGATCCCAGTATGGACCCGAAATGATCTCGCTGTCCTGCATGGAAACCGAGACGTAGATGTTTCCGGCGAGTGACGTATCGCCCCCGAAGTCGCTGTCCAGGGCCACGGTGACGTTGAGATTCCCGACAAGCTCAAGTACCTGCTGTAGATCTGCTCCGAGAACGATGTTCGGGCTGATATTGCCGACGAGAGTAAGCGGGGCGACATCCAGCGTCGTCGCGCCAAGGACAATGGAGGGAGTCAGCGGAGCTGTGAAATAATCCTGGCCGATAATATCGAAGTCGCCGCGGATGATGACCGAAGCCGGAATATTACCGACGAAGTCCCAAGTGCTGGTGCGGCTATAAAGTCCCCTGGAGTAGAACCCCTTGCCGTAGGCCGAGCCGCCCTCGAGCGTCGCGGCGAGAGTCGGAGTCACCTGAAGATTGCCGCGGAAGTCGACGGCGTTGAAGGAGGAACTCACCACCGTCAACGACTTGAGCAGCGCCCTTTCGACCTCTGGCGGATACCAAAAGTCCCACGGCCGCTCGGCCCACGCCAGGAGATCATTGAGCGACGTGTACGCATTCGCCATCATGGCGGCGATCATCTGGCCGCCAACGTGAGGAGGATTGTAGTCGAAGGTGCTCCCGACTACGTAATTGACATCAGCCGTAACGGTATTAATTCCACCGGCTTGGGATATGCTTGTCGTCTTACCCGTTGTCAGGTCGACGCAAACCGCGTGTCTCCGAGAGCCGGTTCCATTCGCAATCGCGCTCGCGGCAAAAAAGTAAGTATGACCCGCGACAGCTGGGAATGTACCGTTAGTAATGAAGTTGACCCCCCTATTGCTAAAGTTGAACCCGGCGCCGCTTCCCAGCAGCCAGGTGGTGGTGTCTTGACTTATGTTCGTCGAAGATGTTCCGGTCAAATGTTGATTGTTTGTGCTTATGCTATCAACATAAACGATGGCGGCTCCGGTGAAATTTGCAAACTGCTCTTTCGGGATGACAGCGGGAACTTGCAGAGCCGCCCACTGCCTCGCCGTGTTCACCGCCGGGCCAAACGGCGTCATCACTGAAATGATCGGACCCGGCCCCGAACCCGGATTGCCGACGCCGAGCACCTTCCCGGTGAGCAGATTGACCATAGCGCCGTTGCCGAGCGCGACGCACGAATGGCGCAGCCCGGTGGTGTAGACTGGATGCCGCCTGTCGACCGCCGCGATGGCGGATGCTCCTGGATAGGCAAACGGACTGCGGAGCGAAACCCGGCGATGACCCGTAGCGCCGAACTGAGGGGCCACTTGACCCGTAATCGATACTGACGCCCGAATGCTGTCGGGCGTTTCGGTCACGGAGACCGTCGTAGTCACTATGCTGGCGTTGCTGACGTTGACCGAGACGACGTCGGGCGTTTCGGTGACCGCAATCGTGGCGGGGTTGGGGCCGCCCGTCGCGTTGACGTAAACGGTGTCCGGAGTTTCCGTGACGGCGACCGTCGCCGTGATAGGGGGAGGCGGAAACGCCTTGCCGCTCGAGAGGATCATGTCCCCTAGCGTCGGCGGGTACCAGAAATCCCACGGACGCTCGGCCCAGGCGAGAAGCCCAGGAAGGCCGATAGATCCCGACACGCACATTTGCGCGGCGATATTGCCGGCCATCAGCGCCCCGAACAAAAACTGACCGGACGTCTCGTTGACTATGCCAATAGTCTTAGTATCAACCCATGTTTTGCCAGTTGAAAGATCAACAACGACGGCGTATTGCCGCCCGTTTCTAAGCGAAAAACCGTAGAAGTACGGCACATTTAATGAGAGCGCGGGGATATTCGTGAATGTTTGTTGAATTCCAGCTACCGAAAACCCCGGCTGCATGGTAAGGATCATCTGCACATAACTGGCGGACCCGTTAAGTGTTCGGCATAGAAATACCTGAGTTGACGCGGCTGTCAGAATAAAGATCGAACCAAACGTCCCCGTCGTCCAAACGACGCCCGCTCCCGGCGGCGTATAGGTGCTATAATTGTTGGAAGCGAGAGGGTAGACAGTCGTCGGGCCAATTACAGTGTTCGCGGCGTTGACGGTCCCGACCGCGCCAGTCTTTGCTCCATTGGTGAGATTGATAAGGGCCTTGCCGCTCGGTATCCACGACTGAAGCGTGGTTAGCTGGCTCGCCGGCACAGCAATGAGCGCCGGATGCGTCCAGTCTATCCCCGGGCGGACGCCGCCCGGGAATGCAAGTGAGTTGCGAAATCGTATCGGCGCACGCATCAACCCGGCTTAGTGGTTCAGCTGCTGGTTGTAAGAGCGGAAGCTGACGGATTGGGTTCCCGAAGTGAGCGCGAATCCAGAGTTGTTCTGTAGTATGGCCTTGAAGCTGCCCGGCGGAATGATGATGCCGTTGACCTGCCCGGTCAAAGAAGTGCGCGTGCTGGCATAGAGCGGAATAACGGCGATCGGCGGCCAGGGCGGCGTCACCGCTGCGGGAGTGCCCGCAACCAGAATGCCATCGCCATAGGTCGTCCCGTCCTGCTGCAGCATCGCCAGCCAGATCGCGACGTTGGCTCCCGCAGCCACCGCACTGGACGCGATGGCCAACTGAATCGAAATATCCATGAACTGATCCAGGCCAGTTCCGTTGGCGATCGAGATCGCGTTCGAGATCGCGCTGTTGCCGGTCACCATGCTCGCTATGTCCGTTGAGTTGATCAACGTCGCCCAGGCCAGACCGGAGTTTATACTCCCACCAACCCATGCCGTATTATTAGCCATTGGAGTATCCTCGCTAGCTGGTGATGATCGTGGCCCCGGTCACTTGAAAGGTCTGAGTCGTCACGATGGAAACGGTCGTCACCTGAACATCGAAAGAGGGCGACGCGCCAACCGTGAGCCCGGATATGACCGTAGCGCCGCCGCTGTCGCGGAATTCGGCCGCCGCCGCCGTTCCCGACGCGCTTGGAGTCGCGCTCAAAGGGGTATTCACCAGCGTCGCCACAGTGGTCGCGGATATGTCGCCCAGGGTGAACGGCGGAGTGCCGGTCAACGTAACCGTCGCCAGCACGGTCCCGCCCGCCGCCGTGAGAATCACCAGCTGGCCCGCGCCCGCCGTCACGCCGTTAATCGAAGTCCCCGCAGCCACGCTCGTCGCGTTGAGGCAGGCGTTGAGGCGCGCATGACGCGCGTTAACCGAATAGTTGGCGGGCATCGATCCTCCTAGTCAGCCGTGAAGGTTAGCGCCCCGGCGGCGAAGCGCGCGGTGTCGCCGGCGTTGACCGTCTTCGGCGTCGTCATGCCTCCCGAACCCATGTACGTGCCGCTGGTCGCCGCCGTCCAAACGCCAAAATTGCTGATCGTCCCCCAACCGCTGGGGTTGGCCTGCGGATAAGTGAGAATGCCGCTGTTCTGCGCGACGGTCGGATTCGAGCCGGTATTCACCCAGCCGCTGACAGCGACGCGCGTATAGTTATTGCCCGACACCTCGAGCAGCGTCCCGGCCGAACCGGGATCGCCGGTATGCAGCGAAATGTAGGCCGTGCCGCCTGAAATTCCGGTGGTGAGCGGGGCGAGAATTGCGGCTTCGCCCGCGGCTGATAGACCTGTCATTTCTTTGCCTCCAATTTCATCCGAACGATCTCGTTCTCGATCGAGAGAGCCGCGACCCGCTCGCCTTCGCCTTCCAGTGATCCATGTTGAGCTTGTTGATCATGTCCTCAGTCAGCTGCTTCATCGCCCCCGCCTTGTCCTCCTCGCCCACCGCATGATAATCGGCATGCATCAGCGAGCCGTAGAGATAGAGCGACGGATATTTGGTGTAGACCCACGAATCTTGATCATCCGAAAACACCGGCACCTCGGCGTAATAGCTCATCCGAAAATCGGTGCCCTCGGTCGTATCAGGGGGACCTCCGAAATATATCGTCCGTCCCTCAATTGTATAATAGCCATAGGTGCTGTTGTAATTCGGCACCGAAGCGCTGGCGTAAGGCGTGCTCGGCAGACGGAAAAACTCGTCGCGCGGCTTGTAACGAATCGGCTTCATCCCCGTCGGCGTCAACCCGCTCTGCACCAGCATCAAATCCGATCGAAGCCAATCGTCCGGCACCTCGGCGCAGCCGCACGTCACCAGCCCATCCACCGTCTTGATCATCCGATCGATCTTGAGCTCGGCGTTGAGCTTCTGCTCACACTGTCGAATGAACCCAGTGACGAGCGCCGACGACCAATCCTGCCGATTGGCGTAGTCCGCGATCTGCGCCTGAAGGTCAGAGAAATCGGTCATTGGCCCCACCCCATAGAATTGAGCGTGGTTCCCATAGGAACCCCAGGCCGATCAGGATCGCCCCCCGGACTGTGCGGCCCGGACGGCGACGGCGCTGTAGGAAAATCACCAGGTGAGAGACCGCGGGAAGGCTCAAAAGGAGGCGTGACGTCAGGCGGACCAAACCCATGCGGACTATACCCCGGTTCACCTGGAATCGTCGGCTGATGAGGAAAAAGAAACGGCAGCGCATTCGAAGGAGGAACATTCGATCTTTGATAGGCCGCAACCTGCGGATGATAACGCCGATTATATGAAGCAGAATAATCTCCAGAGCCATAAAACATGCTATTCATGTTTGGATTGGCCACGTAAGCGAAAGATTCTTCGGGGGTAAACTGGCCCTGACTCCCATAGTTCTTCAACCGATTGACGTAATCGGCAGCGCCAGAACGCCGATCCTCAATGTTCGACGATGTCGGCATCGCTTGGTAGCCCGTCCCCGACGATGTCGGACGCGCCGCCCCAATGCCAAACAAAGACGCCAACCACTCGTTCACCGATGACGTCCCCTGGTCAGACCCTTGCCGCGCGGCTCCTGAGTGTCCTTGGTCGGTGACGGACCCGCGGCGCTGCGCACCGGGTTCGGCCATAGATCATTGGCCACCTTTCCCTTCAGCTTGGGAGGTCGCTTGGCCGGATTGCCTTTCGGCATGAATGTCTTTCCGCGCGGCAGCTTCATGCTCTCCTCCTAAGCCATTCCCAACGACGCCAACCCAACTCGGCCAAACAAACCCGCGCACTCCGCCAGACGCCACAGGAACAGCAGGATCAGGATCGCAACCACGCCGCCGATGACGATCTGAATAATGTTCCAGTAAGGCGCGCTAGTGATGTTCTCAAACCAGCCGCCCAAGAGCGCGCGAAGCAGCGCCAAGACGACCAACACCACAATGACGAATATCGCGACCTGAAAGATCGTGCCGATTCCAAATCCACACATCACGGGGCCGCCTTTCCGCAGTTCTCAGTCAGCATTCTCGTTAGCATCTGCCGCTCATCCCGCTGTGAGCTGGCGACCCACAACAGCGCAAAAATCATCCCGGCGTTCAACACGACGACGACGAGCAGAAGCGGGCTCGTTTTGAGCGCCCCGACCGTCTCGATGCCGAGCTGGGTCATCTGCCTGTGATCATCCCCATGGCGCGAACCCCGCCGGCGCAGCGTATTTCTGGCTGGTGGCTGTGGGCTGGAGAGTCCAGGCCGTCGTCTGCGTTTGCGGCCTCATCCCCAAAGCCGGAAACAGCGGCAACCCAACAACGGCTGGGAAGAAGCTGGTTATAAGGGGGTTCGTTCCCGCAGACGGACTGCCCGCGTCAGACCAAACATTATTATAGGCTATCCAAGCCTTGCCGGCGTCGAAGTCGACAGCCATACTCATAACGTCGCCTGGAACAGCATTAACCTTAAGCGTGCTTGTAGAAAGACCGTTAAAGCCGGCCTTGGATACCGATCCAAAATTGGTATTTTCGCCGAATGTATAAGGATCATTACCAAGAAAATCACCAACAGGATTAAACCCCGCATCGGATAATCCCATCGATACGTAAAAATTATCCCCGGAGTTGAGTAAAAATTCAATATAAAACTTTCCGGCGACATGACTAACCGTGGACCTTACGCAATTCCATACCGCGCCGCTTACGGGAGCCGTTACCTTGAGCCCGCCGTTGGAAAGCGCCATACCGCCCGCGACGGCGTCGGCGGACCAAACAGAGGAAGCCGCTGGACCCCTTCCCGTTCCCGCAAACAAAACTGGGACTGCGCCAATCGCCGCGGGGGGCGACTTCCCGTGACCGGCAACCCAAACCGGCATCGCGCCGCCAGTCGGAACGCCATAGCCAACTCCGGAAACGTAGAGCCTAGTCGCTGATGGAACGGTGCCGTCGCCAGACGCAAGCCAGACCGCCGTAGCTCCAGCGATCGGGCCGCCATACCCAACAATCCAAACTGGGCTGGTCAAGGCCATCAGAGCCGCCCCTTCCAGATCCGCCACGGATCGGCGTCGCTCGAGTTCAGCCACACCTTGAACAGATCAGGATCGTCCGCGATGCCCTGCCGCTGGAGTTCCTCATAGATGATCGTCGGAATGCGATGGGTCAGCCGGTTGTCGCCGTTGTTGCGCATGATCTCGCGATCGCGCGCAATGCCGTCGAGGATCGGACCAACATCCTGATCATGCCTCACATGAAACTGGCCAGGATCCAGGTCGCCGGAAATCATGGTCCGAACAACCCCGCCGCGAGCCGAATATCGCCGCTTCTGTTCGCCCATCACCCACCCCGCTTGCGGAACACTATGTCTTGCTTGTAGTTTCCCCGTCGCCCGTCGGGACCAACCGATGAAAGTAACTCTTCACGGACGACGGAGAACCCACGGGGAAGCGGCGAGCTTCTGCAGGGCGAGCCGCTTCCCGCACAATTACTGCTTGATTCCGTTCAGCAGGATGTGGGCTAGAGAATTTCTCATCTCCACGCCCCACTCGACCACGATCATGCGCGTCTCGGCGTCGCCTACTCTCGCCATCAGATACTGACGGAACGAGCGGAAGAACGCGACCGCGATATAATCCGGATCAAGCAGAAGACCGACGTCGGCGGCAAGCCAACGCGACGGAATAACCTTGATTCTGCCAAAGTCGGTCGCGATCACATCGACCGTCGACACCACCTCGGTCTTGCCCACCAAAACTTGCGTGGTGGAACGGCCAACGAAGCTCGACACGGTGCGCCGCGGCCCAGGCGGCACCACCAGCAGCGACGGACTCGCGCCATTGCTGTAAGCCTGCTGCATCGCATCGTTGAGCATCTGCTCCGTCAGACTGACCTGAGTGCCGCCCGCAACCGCAGGAAAGGTGTCCGTGGGGTTGGTGATGCCTGAGGCGATCGTCCCAATCCCAACCGCGCCGCCAGCGCCGCCGCCCAAACGCGGCGGGAAGGTCGCACGGCCGAGCCAATGCGCAATCCCCTCAGTGACGCGCGCAACCGGCGTGGTGTCGTCGCCGGCGACATAGGGCTGGCGTGAACACAATCCAACCTCAATATCGGATTTGAGCACCTTGCTGACCATCGCCATCTGGTGAGCCATCTCGCTCCCTTTGCCAGCGGCGTCGGCCTCTTCCTGGGTTCCCGCGACGGTCGCGTCGCGCTCGGAAATCTGCGTCACATTGAACGGACGCAGCGTCGGCGTCGACAGCGCATTGGTGAGCTGAAAACCTTCGAACTGAGCGTTATAGCCCGCCGTCGGATACGCCGGCGCAACCGTCGGCAGGTATTCTGTCTGCCAATCGAAGCGTCGATTTTTGACATTGCGCCGGCGAACAGCCGACATCACCGGCGTATCGAACGGGTCAATGTTGTAGATTGCGTTGGACAAATCTTCTCTATTGCCAGTCGCCTTGTACGAAGTGAAGGCGCTGACGACCATTCCTGTCGGCATTGGGGGACTCCCGGTTAGAGCATACGGCGAATCACTTCAGCGGCGTCATCGAGACGTCCGCTTTGCGCTAATTTGCGCTGTGCGTCGTCGAAGCCCTTCCTGCGCACATTCCCTAAGGGTGTAGCTGCGCCGGGGGTCAACGTCTTGCCTTTGCCGGGAATGACAGCCTTCGGCTGGGTGGCCGTCATTCGTCTAAATCGGCTCGCCCACCAGAGGACGGTGAGCATGCGCGGATCATAGACCGTCGCCGTCTCATACTCGCTGAATCCAGCGTCCGCCGCAGTGCGGCGCATCGACTGGACTTCCTTCTTCAGCGTCGACTCGTCAGGCATCCACTTGGAGTGAGCCGTGACGAACTTGGTAAAGCCTTCTACGGCATATTTCTGGATCCGTCTATCCGTCTCCTGGGCCTCCGCCGATTCACGGTTCGCCCGCATCTGCCGCGATTGCGCCAATTTGCCATACAGCGTCTCAAAAATCTTCTGTGTCGCATGCGCAGCCTGCGGATTGACCGCAAATTCCTGATCCCAATTCGGCTCCTGCGGAATCAGATGAGCGAGATCCTCCTCGTAATCGGCGCGCGCCTTGCTCCACTCAGCCCAGCCCTGCCGCAACTGAGCCGCATTGGTCTCGATCTCGGCGTTGGCCTGATTGAGTTGCGTCGCGCGCTGATGAAACGTCGCCTGACGAACGTACCCACGCAACGCCTCGGCAAGCGTTATCTCATACTGTTTGCCGTCAACCGTGACCTCATATTTCTCGCCCTCGTCAGCCTCGGGCTCATCGTCGGACTGCGCAACAATCTGATCGTCGTCGGACGCCTCGCCGTCATCGATGACGGGTTTGACGTCTTTCGGCGCTTTCCCCCGCGTTCCGGATTCGTCGCCGTCGGCAATCTCTCTCTCACGCCTGCGGTAGCCGTCGTCGTCGCCGCCGTCGCTCGTATCGCCGCTATCGTCGCCCTCAATCCGCCGCTCCTGAAACATCGCCTCAGGCCGACTCGGCGTCTCCACCATCTTTCCGCGCTGATCGACCGGAGGCGCAGAAGGCGCTATCTCCCGACCGAAAAATCCAGCAACCTCATCCACGCCGTCAGCCATTTCGCTCTCTCTGCTTCTCGCTGGCGATTAAGTGATCCAGCATCTGCGAAATGCCCTCAAGCGCCTGCAGCTTGGCCCGCACCTCAACCAGCTTCTCCGCCGGACAACTCATCCATTCGGCGCGCCATTGCCTCTCAAGCAATCCCGTCGCCGCCCGAAAAGCGCGATCATCCTTCAAGCTCTTGGCGTCGCGCGCCAACTCCCTGACGATCTGCGCGTCGGTCCTGGGAATCTCGTTCATTCGTCACTCGGAGCGTTCTGCGCCGCCAGAGCGCCCAGCACATGCTGGCTCGCCACCTTCTGCTGCCCAATCTGATGCGCCGAATGCGCCTTCATCAGACCCAGTTGATGCGCGCTTTGCATCTTCTGGTTCGACACGATCATGTCGTTCTCGGCCTTCTGCTGCGCAATCTGCTGGTCGCTCGCCATCTTCTGCTGATTGAGCGCCATGTCATGCTGCGCCTTCTGCTCCTCGAGCTGCATCTCGCGCTCGATCTGCGACGGATCGACGCCGCTCTTCTGCGCGTCAAGCTGAAGCTTCTGCATCTCATAGAGGTGCTTGGCCTGCAGCTGATCGTATTTGAACTTGCCCTCGGCCTGCATCCGCTCACGATCAAGCTGCTGCTGACCAACCGCCTTCGCCGTGTCGGAACGAACCTTCTCCATCTGCGCCTGAGCCGCCATCGCCATCGGATCGGGCGTCTTCGGCTGCGCCATGATCGCCTGCAACTGCTGCGGCGTCGGCGTCTTGAAATACCTCCCAACATTCTTGATGTTGGCGATCGCCATGATGTCGCCAATCGTGTTCAATATCTCCGGAATGCCGACCACCGGGTTCTGCAATCCGTATTGACTGACCACCAACTGCTGATCCTGCTTGATCTGGTTCAGAGCCAGCATCCGCGTCATGTCCGAGCCCTTGCCGAGATTGGCGTTGACCTCGACCGCCATCGAAGCGTCGAACGTCCCGGTGTCATAGGGAACGAACTTGCCGCGGATCTTCAACGTCCGCTTCTGATTGGGATTCTCGCAAATCTCGTTGTAGAGGCCGACAAACAAATCCTTGAACCCGGTCTCGCACAACACGCGCGCAACCAGCTCGGTGCGCTCCTGCGCGCCATTGATCACCGCCTCGACCCCAATCATCGTCGACGACTGCAAAGCCTTCGGATCAAGCCCCTTGGCCGCATCGGAGAGACCCGTGCGCCGCTGCAGAACCTCGTTGAGCATCTGCACCACCGGCAGAGCCTGCTGGCCCAAGAACGGCGTCGAGGTGAACATCACCGTCTGGCCGGGATCGCCGCGAGTGCGGATGACCGCGCCAAGATCGTCGTTCAACGCGTCGTCGACGTCGACCATCAACTCGTTGATCACCGTCTTCGGATTGATGCTCTCCGCCGCCGAGTCGAGAATCGCCCGCATCATGTTGGTCTTGATGCGCTGAATGTCCTCGGTGTAGTCGGCCAGCGACTCCCCGATGATGGTGTGGCTGGTCGGATCGCACGAGAACAAAGCGAACTTGACCCGGTTCGCCGGCTCGTCGCTCATAATCTCCCGCTCTTCGCCAAACGTGCAGATGTAACGAAGCTCGGGAAAACCGTCGCCGTCCTTGTCCGCCTTGATGTACCACTCGCCGTATTTCACCCCGTCGCCAAGCCGCGTCCCCATGAACCGGCCAGGATTGCGCAGCTGCGGCTCACTCGTAAACGCGCTATCCGACGTCTGAATATGCTCGAGGCAATCGTCGCGGTCGTACCCCATCGCCACCAGTTCATCGACCGGAATAATCCGCTCGTGACCGATGATCCGGCTGTCCTTGAACGTCCGCGCATAACGATCGAGCCGCATCTCCTCTGGAGGCACGCCGGCGACCCGAATCAGCGGTTTCGACTTCTCGAATTGGATCACCACCTTGTCGTAGATCGGCGGCGGAGGAGGAGGAGCCATGCCTGGCGGGCTGCCGGGGGGTTGTGGTTGCCCGCCAGGAGGCCCCACGCCCGGGATCGCGCCAGGCGGCCCAGGCGGAGGCTGCATCTGCGGCATAGGCGCCGGTTGTTGGATCGGCTGACCAAGATCAAGCACCTTCGCGCTCGGATCCTCCATGATCAGCATCTGAATCTGATCCGCGCCAATGTTCTCAAACGTCTTGGTCTGCTTCTCCGTCTCGGTGTCGCTCCACCATTTCACAAACCCCGCTTTTACGGTTAAGGCGTCCTTTATCGCCCCATACAGGATCAGAAAACCGGGGTTGTCGTTCCAAAACGTGTAGTTGACGTAATCCGTCGCCTGATCCGCCGTGTCGACCTCAGTCTCATTGCGCGGAACCAACGCTACAGGAGCCTCCGATGCGCCAAATAACCGCACCAGAGAGGGAAGCATCATCATCACCGCGTCGCGGACGTCCGTGCTGACAAAACTGCTGCGATTCGGCTGATCGGTGTTGTCCTTGTTGAGAATCTCGCCCAACGTGGCGTTGGGATCCTCACCCGCAGCCGGAGTGCCGGGATTGTAAGGCCCAATCCATGGCTCGTAGCCGTAATAATACAACTGAGCGTGATTGCGATCGACCGCGAGAAACGCCTCCTCGTAATCGCGCGCGTCGCCCATCATCGCCTTGATGTAGGCCGAGTAGCTTTCAGGATCGCTGGGGTCGTAGGCGGCGTCGCGCGGGTTTTGCCCGTCCTTGAAATGGGCGAAGATGCGTTCCATCGTCATGGGATTCTCGCCACATACTCGCCAGTCGCAAATTGATGCGCTTCACCCTTGCGACGCGGAATGATCTCGGGCGGCTTTGACCACCACAACATCGCTTCCGGCACGCCAGCATAGTTCTCTTCGTTCAGCCGCTCAAGGGCGGTGCTCCCGGCGAACTGCGTCGTCCCAAGATTGAACAGAAAACTGCACAGCGCATCCCACTCATACTGATGACAAGGAACCTCAATCAACGGCAACGCCTCGGCGCGAAAACGCCTGTTGTCGGATCGGAAAATCGTGTGCGCCGCCTCAAGGGTAATCGTCATGCCCTGATAAACCGTGGGCGGCCCCGCGGCGCTCGTATGCCCAATGCCAATGGTCAGTACGCCCGTGGTGTCGAGATACGCGGTCAGCTTACACCCCTCGCGATCCGACAGAACATCCACCCCCGCCCTGGACAGATACAACTGAGACGGGGGTAGACGTTCGCTCACGGCCGATACACCGCCGCGATATGCCGACTGAGCGGCAACGGGATCTTGGCGATCATCGCCGCAGCCATCTTGCGCGCAGGCGACTTCGAGCCAAAACTCGCCGACGTTCCACCAACGCCACCCTTGCGAGCCTCCGCGAACCAGTCGCCGCCCTGCTTCACCCCCTTCATGTGGATGAAACGATATTTCTCATTGGGAAACTCAACCTTAACGGCCTCCCTCTCAAACCTCGTCGGCATCAGCGCCGGCACATCGCCCCAAAGGTAAAAGCTGCCGAAATTCCACCGCGCCCGCCCAACCCACTTCTGCGCTCCGCGCACGTTCTCGACCACCAGCGGAATCCGCCTCCCCGCAGCCTCGCTCGCCTCACGCTGAATGCGAAAACAAACATTGAACAGCGTATTATCAGGAGGCGGCAACGCCTTCGCCCGACTCCATGGCATCGCCCGATAACTGTACGCCTGACAGGGAGGACTGGCGACGATCAGCGCCGCGTCCCTGAACTGCGCGCCATCCAACGTCGTAACATCCTGCAACACCAATTGCGCCGGATAAGCGTGCTCGCCGTAGACATGACGCTCGATGTCAAACCCAACGACATCGTAGCCCTCGGCAAGCAAGCCATCCGTCCACCCGCCAAGACCGCAGAAAAGATCGATGGCGAGCGGCTTCATCATTTTGGCTCGGGAGCCTCCGGCAACGCGTTGTCGATGCCAGAATCCACGTCATACGCCGTCACACGCCACTCCGTCACGCCGGGACGCTTGACCGCAACAATCACCTTGTCGGCGTAAGGCTCAGGCAAATCATCCGGCAAGGGCGGATCAATCGCGTCGGGAGGAACCGGCTGTCCGCTCGGATAATTGCCGCTCCCCGGCGGCCGATTGCCGGGATGGCCGGGCTGACTGGGAAGTCCGTGACTCGGATGCCCAGGATGGTAGATCGGCCCGCCGCCAATATGCGCCGGATTGGGCGGCAGACCATGCTCCGGATGACCCGGATGATAAATCGGCCGGTTGCTGATGTGATCGGGCGGGCCGCCAGGAAGGCTGTTGTCGACGCGCCCGCCCTCAAGCGGAATTATCCAGTAAAGCTGCGGCATGGGCTTCCTCACTCGGTTGGAGACGCCTCAGCCGTAGCAGACTTTTGTGACGCCGGCTCATTCGCCGCCGCTAACTTCGCATCAATTTCGCGCAACGCCTCCAACACCGGCTTCCACCGATCGTCAGAACTCACCTCAATCACCCGAATTGCCTCATGCACAAACGATTCCGGCTCATCCAACTCGACCAGCATGTCCAGGTTCTTGGTCATCTTCTCCGCTCCTTTCGGCATGTCCGCATTCGACGGCAACTCCACGCCGCGATCGGCATAGTAACGCTTCAGATCATCGCTCATTTGGTCAGCCCGTGCACCGCCCAAAACGCGGCCTCCTGAACCTTCACCTTGGCCATATCCGCCGACGGCCCGACAGGAACCACCGCGTCGATCGCAGACATGAAATTCAACGCCATCTCACGCAACGTCGCCATCGCCGCCTTCTGAACCGCCGTCAGTTGCGGCAAATCGCCCATTCATTGAAACCCCGATATAGAGTTTAAAGTCAAACCATATGGGTTCGAACGTGCGATTATGCTCGGGTCAAACGCCTGATCCATCGACGGATCACTAATCGCATTCAAAGGCAAATTGCCCATATGCGCATCGGCCCACGATTGTTGTCCAGAAGGCGCGCGCGCTCCCCACCCTCCTACCCCACGCCCCGTGGAAGGGTTTGCCCATAAAATTCCATACAGCCTCCGAAGCATAGACTCATCGGGAGGAGCGTTGGCGACATTCTGCGACGTCGGAAAATCACGCCAGTTCACACCAGACCCGCCCCATAAATCAACGCAGCCAACGCCAAACACAAAAGTCCGCCAACCAGATAATGCCAAGGCGGATTCATGTAGCCGTAGCCCATCAGATAATGCTTCTCAGCCTCCGACGCAGCCGGACCCCATGTCTGGCGCTAAACCCGCCGCTGATCAAGGGGATTCCAACACACCCAGTCCGAAACGCATCCGCCGCATCCTCCGCCTCGTCCGCAACCGCTATCCCCGATTTGCCGCGGCGATACGAGCGAAGACGCGCTAACCCCTTCCGCGTGCTCTCCTCGTCAAACCAACTGATGCCCAAAGAGCCTCTGGTGGCCGTGATCCCGTCGTCCGTGCTGTGATTCGGAACCGTAATCACAGGCTCCTTCAGAAGGCCGACCAACTCATGCCGCCGAGAATGACCCGTGCTCAGCTCCCTCACCTCGACGTCATGCGGCAAAAGATGCGCCCGGTACTGAAATCCGCCCGCCTTCGCCTTGAGAGCGAGAAGCTCGGCGTAATGGCTCAGAGATTTGCCACGACCCTCAATGTAATCGATCCAATGCAGCTCCCGGCCGCATATCTGAAACAACCAAATCACCTGAAGATGCCGCATCCCAAGGTCCCAGCTGGTCAGAACCCCCGTGTTCAAGTCCGGAGAGACTTTGGTCACCCGATTCTGGGTCTGGAGGCTGTTAATCGCCTCCTGGTAGTAAGCGCCTTCAACCGGAGCCGCGAAACTGCACAACATTTCTCGAGCAAACTCGTCCGGACTCATGTCCTGCCGCATCTCCTGAACCTCCTCAGGATTGAGAGCCGTGTCCCCCGTCGCGGTGATCGGTATGTCAAACATCGCCCAGTTCGGATCCTCCTCGGCCCGCAGCTTCAGCGCGTGGAAATGATCCTCGCCCGCAGCAGTGCCGCTGACAATCGCAAAACCCCGGTAATCAGCCAGGCAAGGGCGAATAACCGAGGTGTAAGCATTAGGGTGAAGCAAAGGGTACTCGTCCAAAACAGCGCCATCGAGGTAGATACCCCGCATGCGTTCATACGCGAGAGCCCCGCCATAAAGCCGGATCTGAGCCTGGTTCGGAAGAGTGACACTGAGCTCGCCCTCCATCGTGCGAATGCCAGGAATGTTGGCCGTGTAATGCTTGAGATAACCCCAAACCAGATCCTTCGCCGCGTCAAAGCTGGGGCCAATATACGCATACCGCGGAGGAGGGGTTTGTCGGGGATTGAGATTGGCCGCCCTGATCAAGTGGTTGACCAAGGCGACCGTCTTCCCCGCACGCCGATGCGCAACAACAAACATGAACCGCGCGGGGCTGGCGTGCAACGGCGCAAAATGAGGCCGCGGCCGATACGGAATCTTAACCCGCGTCTCGAGGGGCGTCTCGAGGGGCGGGGAGAGTGGCTCGATCGTCGTCGCTTCCATCGTCCCAGCTTATGACTATGCGAGTAGGCCCAGCAAGCGTGAGAGAGGGCGCGCTGTCCGCCCGAGGCGCTAAGGGATGGCTCTGAAACTGAGCCGTTTGGGAAAGCTTGGCGCTGGCCCACTCCCGCCGCCGACTGTCCTCGTCCTCGAAGGCGCGCTTATACTCCACCAGAACGCGATTGTTCATGAGAGAGGTTAGCTCCCGGTGCAGCCGCTGCAGCCGAGGAGAGTGATCGATCACACGCTGCAACCGAAGCGGATGAACCTTCAATCGCTCCGCAGCCGCATCCGTGTCCCCACCCTTCAGATACAAGGCCGTCGCGCATTCCTCAACGTCAAGTGGCGTCGTGCTGGGGCGCTCGTCATACGGAAAGTGCGGAAGCGGTAGAAATTCTTCATCCATCTCCGACATGATGTTGTCCTTTTGGGTTTTGTTTTATTATTTTAGCACATCAATGGGCGGAGGGGACTCCCGGTTCCGGTCTCTATAAAGGATGGTGGAGGGGGGGGGGCCTTTCGATCGTCGCCAAGCCGCGGCCGCTGCGCTGCGCCACGCGTTCACGCCATGCCCCGCGAGCCGGACGCAAGAGGACATTGCGTCCAGTCAGCCCGCAACGCCTAGCAAACGCTGAGGTCCGGCCTCGCCGCCGAGCGCCGTTCTTACAATATCCCCCCTTTCGGACAAGCGGCCTCACATTCCCTCTTGACAAGGACTACGAATAGGACCATGTAGTGTGTGCGCGATGGTCGCGCCTAAGGATACATGCCATGATACGCCACATCACAACAATCGGGCCTTATCAGATTAGCGCCGTTCAGACGCGCTTCGGTCAGCTCTACCGCATCGAAGGCTCGCGCTGGGCCTCCAAGCGCCTGCTTGAGGTTGTAGAGCAAGCCCGCACCCTCATATGGCTTGACGGCCGATAAGATCGCTGATCGCAAGCTCATGCCAGCCCGCGCAGCTGGCATTGGCGCGCAATCAGGCGCGAACAGGACACGCCAATGTCTTATCACTTCACAAAGTTTTTCTCCGTCGATAGCCCGAAAGCAATCAAAGCCCAGAGCTATGGTTGGCTAAACGCAATCAACTATATGGCGCCGGCTCATACCGCTGGCGTTGGCGATCTTTGCCCTTGGTCAAGCGCCGGCTGCCGCGCGCTATGCCTAGGCGAGCATTCGGGACAGGCCGCAATGCACGCGCCAGGACAATCCAACGCCGTGCTCGAGAGCCGCAAGGCCAAGGCGGTCATGTTCATGAAAGACCGCGCCGCGTTCATGCGCGAGCTTGACGCCGGCATAGTCCGCGCCGAGCGTCAGGCCGCGCGCCTTGGCCTGAAGCTCTGCGTTCGCCTCAACGGCGCAACCGATATCAATTGGCTCGCCGTCATCAAGCGATATCCCCATATCCAATTTGTTGACTATACCAAGTCGGTCGGCCGCGCCCTCGCCCATGCGGCGGGCAAATTGCCTTCGAACTATCACGTGACGTTCAGCCGCAGCGAGGCAAACGAGGCGGATTGCGCTGCGGTTCTCGCGGCCGGCGGCAATGTCGCGGTCGTTTTTGGTTGCGACATGCCGCGCAGCTATCTTGGCTGTCCTGTCGTTTCGGGCGACGATCACGACTTGCGCCATCTGGACCCGAAAGGCGGTTTCGTTATCGGTCTCACGCCCAAGGGCATGAAAGCCAAGCGCGATGCGTCCGGCTTTGTGGTGTGGTCATGCGACTTGACCATGGCGGAAGCGGCATGAGCGAGGTCGCGCTATTCGCCGCGCTCGCCTTCGCCGTTTGGGCGATTGCAATCGGGCTGATTTGAGGGCGTTCGCGCCCTCATTTTTTTGCCTCCGAGCGTGGCATGAAAAGGCAGGTTGAAACCTTAATAAGGTATTTAACCTAGCTTCCTTTAATTAGATGGCCCAAGTCGCTTCCCCAGTGCAATACCTCTCCCTCTCCCTCTTCCCCCCCCCTTAAATCTCTCACACGCGTAACTTAGAAGAATAAATTAAGGATAGATAGATTAAATACCCTTTAACATACCAAAATAGGGTGAAAGCACTCACTGACTTGGGGGAAACCTTCTGTAATCTGGGAACGGGTGGCGAGGCGGCGGAAAAGCGGAACACCCTTGACACGGCGTCATTTGCTCCCGTAATCTGGAATTATGCCACCTAATGCGGACATAGCGTCCATAGTGGCCATCGCAAAGGATATTTACGCCATGTCAAATGAAGCTAATATTCCTGCTGAAGAGCCTGTTTTTGACGTCAAAAAAGCGATGGCGGAGCTCACGGCCGATCAGCCTGATTTTGCCGCTCGCAAGCTATCCTTCGAAGAGAAGTGTGGGGCGTTTGCGGCGCTTTATGGCGGGGCTCGCCACAGTGTTGTGGCGCGGGCCTTTGGGGTTACGCCGACAACGGTATCTTTGCTTGCTGGCTGTCTGCCTTACGACCCCGACCCCGGCCGTCGCGCTTATGATCCTGAAACAAAGACGTATATTGGCGGATATCAGGGATTGTCCCGCAATCGCATTGAGGGCCGCAAGCAGCATTATCAAGATGTTGCGAAGGAATTTATCGCTTTGGGCGAGCACGCCTTCAACGAGCGGTATTATCGGCCGTTCCACGACCGCCTATGGAAAGCCCGCAATGAAGTCACAGCCAAGCACGTGACGGCCAAGCCCCGTCTGGCCGGCCCCAATCCGGCGGCGGACAAATATTCATTCCGCATCACCCATAAGACGATCAACATGCATGGCGAACATTGGCGCGTGTCATGGCTTGGCCACAAGACCGATCCCGCCCAGGCTGGCTGGAAGATCAGTCCTTGCCAAGAGAACGGCGAGCGTTTGGAGGCGGGTTGGAGTTGGCGCGGCGACGATATGAATGCCGATATGCCGTTCCGCACCAGCGGTGAAGCCTTCGACGGCGTCTACGCCTTCTACGGCGAAGAGTCGCCCCGTCCCAAGCCCGGCCGGCCGCGCAGATAAATCTTAAAACCCACTTTACAAGGACCGCAAACAGGACTAGATACCCCTTATCGACACACACAAGGATGCGCGCCATGTTTGAGACCAGCCTTTATCGCGTGACGACGGGAACGACCTATGAGCCGTCTACGCGCATTCGCGCCGAGACCCGCGAGGAAGCTGCGGGCAAGGTCGCTGATCGTATCGCGCGCCGATGGTATGGCCGCAAGGGCTACTGTCATCATGTTCGCTATGATTGTCGGACGATGGACAATAGTCAGGCTACGTTTGAAGCCTTTGTCGGCCGCACGGTCGGCAATGGCTGTGAAGGCCGCAATATCTGGATTTATGTTTCGTAACCCCCGCACACAAGGATGCGCGCCATGAGGAATGACGGATTTCACGACCGCATCGAGCGGCAAGAAGCCTATCGCGAAGGGCTCAGGATGGCTGCTGGCGACGTTTCTCGCCAGACCGTCAACAAGATGGCCGAGGCCATGCCTGTGCGCGAAGGCGACGCCTTCCTGGCCGGCTATTACGCCGAGCTGCGCCGGTTGCGAAACTACGAGGATCTTGAGCGATGATCTTCATCGCTTGCCGCTCCTATCAAACCGCGCGGCATTATTGTCCGCGCGCCCAGACCATCTCCCGGGTCCCGGGCGGTTTCATGTGCTTCGCCTTACGCGCCGACTACCTTCGGTGGAAAAGAACGGAACGGGCCGAGCTTCTGTCGCTCAGGGCCGCTGCGCCGGCGGTCGATCAATTGCTTCGCGAACAAGGAATAATCGAATGACCGCCCATCCCGGCCCATGGCGCGGCCGCGCCGATCCATCCAGCTCGAAATCCAATCCTCATTGGGCGCGCATGTACCGCGCCAAGCGGCGCGCTATCGACATTGCCCTCCTCAAGGAGGCCGAGCGCATGATCGCCTTGGAGGAACGTGATAAGGACGAGGCGCGCGACCGCCTCGCCCGCGCTTTTGGAAGGCCGCAGACATGACAGAACTCGACCGCAATCTCATCCGCCAAGCGCGGGTCGCCCCGCGCAAGGACGCCATCTCGCAATCCGACCGCATCGCCGCCAATGTGCTGTGGCGCGACGGCGTGCCTATTCCTGTCCTGGTCAAGTTGTTTAAGCGCAGCAAGAACACGCTGTTCTATTCCGCATTCACCGGCGAGGCTGCGAGCTATCCGCGCAGTCATCCGGCGCGGGAGGTCAACGACCTGGTTGAAGCCTTGGGCGTTGATGAGGCGCGACGCCGTTATGTGACCGACGACATGACCCAGGCCGTCAACGAAGCCCTCGCGGCCAAGGTCGCGGGCTACCGGACATGACCCCGGCCGAGGTCGCCGCGAGCCTCGATGAGCCCGATTGGATCGCCCAGTGGGAGCTTCTCAAGGCCGCTGACGACGGCTTCGACGCTCTCCTTGGCCAATGGCGGCGCTGGCATTGGACGCCGATCGAGATCAACGGCGAGGCCAAGAAACAAGCTGCCCCGCCGACTGACGCGATCATTGCCCTCGCTCAACTCGGCGTCATGCCCCCTAGGAGCCTCACAGAGCGCCGCCCATGCCCCTTCGAGGCTCAGGTGGATGCCCACTGCTGGCTGGTCTCCAAGGGCCGCGCCTGGCGCGTCTGGAAGATCCTGGACGGTTGGCTGATCGTCAACAGTTTTGGCGAGGAATGGCATATCGACTTGAAGAAAGCCAAATGGGAGAGCTATGTCGAGGCCGCGTCGGCGGCGTTGAAAGAAAACGGGCTTCCCGCCGCGCCAACAACAGGAAGCCCTAAAGAAGGGGCTGGACACGCGTAGCCCCTGAACATTCATAGTTGCGTCTGAGCGTTTTGTCCATTCCCTGAAAGACACGCCATGTCAGCGGACGCCGGCGTCCAGCGCCTATTAACCACGCAATTCATCGTCAAGCACCGACTCAACGCTCCCGCTGTCTTTTTCCGCCCGCATGGCGACACGCCCAGCGCCCAGGATGAGATTGCCGGCGCGCTCGACATCGACATCGAGGGATGGGACAGCACAAACGACGCCAACTTGGGCGTCCGCCTCGAAGGCGGTTACCTCGAACTCGGCATCAAGGCCGGCGACGACGCCTTCGCCCACGCCTTCTTTCTCGCCGCCGATCATCTCAAGGTCGACGCGCGCGCCGCGTTTGGGGTCGAGCGCATCCACGCCGTCATCCTCAAAGTCGAGGACCATGAGACGATCGCGCGCCAACTCTGGCCGCGCGGCTACAAGGACAAGCGAGGCCACTGGACCGAGACCAGCATCAAGGCGTCCACGCCTCCCGCCAAGACCGTCAAGGGCCTCTCACGGTTCTCCAGGCCCCTGCCGGGGTCGCGCACGCCCGAGGGCATTGTCGTGTGGCGGCCGAGGGGCAGGGCCGCGGCGCTCGACGCCGCCTTGGGCCTCGAAGACCTTGAGCCCCGGGCGATCGCCTCGACGACCATGCCCGAGATCGCCCGCGCCGTCGCGTTCGCGACGCTTGCCTATTGGGTGCGGACTTATCTCGATGGGCTAACCGAGTGGGACGCGATCCTCACTCGCCGCGTCGGCGGTTGGATTGCGCGCCTGGTTCGCGAGGGCGCGGCGATCAACGCTCCCGATAAAAATCTGGAAGGCGGTTGCTGGAGTCCGATCGACGCGGCCGAGCACGCGCTTGATCTGATTGCTTTTCTTGGCCGCTTTGGAGCGGACGCTGATTTGAAGTCGGCATACCTCCAAGGCGAGACCGCGCTCGCCCACAATCCCGACGCGCCCATAGCGGGCTGGAAGGCGATCGAGGAGACCTTTGGACCCGAGGGCATGCGCGGCGTTCGGCGCGCGATGAAGGCAGGCTCCGACATCACCGTGATCGAGCAAATGGCCGAGCGATACATCCTCGACCTTTCGGCCGGCGCCTACATCGACCGCGACAACATCACGAAGGGGCTGCGTTACGAGTTTAGCCACGATGAGCTGGTTCGCAATCACGACAATCAGTTCGTGTTCGTCGGCAAGAAGAAACACAACGTCTTTCGACTGTACGCCTCAAGCCCGCTTCGCACCGACGTGGCCAAGAGCGACATGTTCCCGGGCGAGGACCCCGGCGTCATCCTGCGCCATTCGCCGGTGCACGGACTACTGACGGGCGACTGGCAGCCCGAGGAATACAAGGTTCTCAATATTTATCGGGGGTTCGCCATCAAGCCCGCGGGGACGATCGACCAGGCGATCATGGCCAAGGTCGTCGGCATGCTCGACACCATGCTGGGGCTGCTGACCCGCGACAACCCGGCGCAGATGGACTGGCTTAAAGCCTTCGTCGCCTGGACGATTCAGCATCCTGAGAAAAAGCAACAGGTTTGCCCCGTGATCATTGGCGGCCAGGGCATCGGCAAGTCGCTGTTTGGCGACAATCTGATGCGGGCCTTGTTTGGCGAACTCGCTGGTAATGGCACAGGCTCCGCACTGGTCAACAACAATTTTCTCATCACGCCGTTTATCGGCAAATTGATTGTCTTCATCGACGAGGTGCGGATCGAGGGCCAGGCCGGCATCAACGAGGTGAAGAAGATCGTTCGCCAAACGCAGATTTCAGGGCAGGTCAAATTCGGCCATCAGCGCGACTATTACATTCCCGCGCGCCTGATCCTCGCCGCCAATCAAACCGACATCGGCCTGAAGCCCGAGGACGCCGTCGATCGCGCGTTATTTTTCATCACGGCGTGGACCGCCCAGAACAAAGGAATGACGGACGTTGAGTTTCTGGAATGGACGGTAGGCTTAAAGCCTTTCTACCAGCGCTTCGTCGACATGCTGGAGTCGGTCGACGCCAAGCAACATTTGATGAGGTATTTTCGCGATTTTCCATGCTCGCGCGAAGGGCTTGAGGATCTGACGCATTCGTCGCGCAACGATGAGAACGTGGTCAAGAGCACCATGTCGAAGGCGCGCGAACTCGCCCGCCAGATCGTCGCGTCCGCTCGCGTTCTGCCCGCCAACGACATCACGGCTTGGTTCAACCTCTATCACCTGCGCGCCGCCATCCTGCGCGAGGACGGGGCGAGGAGCCGCGTCGAGGCGTCGAGCGTGATGGTTGAATACGAAAGGGCTGGCGTGATCGAGCCGGCGCGCGCGGGCGGCGGAGGCTACTTCAAGTTTCGGTGGGGTTACGGCAAATTGCTGCAGAAACTGAGCGACGCGCACAACCTGAAATTGGAGCCGCAATGGGACATGGGACCGGGGGACTTTGATGACAATCCTGTTCAATCGATGGTCAGCCCGCCGCCATGGCGCGGCAACAAGAAGAAGGATGACGGCCGCTATCGTCCTTTCGAGCCTGGCGAGCGCGACGATCCTGATCACATCGACCCCTTCTGAGGCGCATTGCTACGCCATATGGCATTATCCATATCCGCAGCGGTGTTGGGGGGCAAAAAGAATCGTGACGCCTATTAAGCGAATCGTGACGCCTATTTCCGTTAAGGTTGTCGTTCCTGTGCCGTCCTTAGTTTTTGTCGTTTGCCCGGACGGCGACGAACGGCTTAGGGGCATTGCGCTTTTGCGGGATTTAAACGATAGTCCGCGGTGATCTTTGGAGATTGCACCCATGGCCAGCACTCCGCATCCGCCTCCCAAGCATGAACCGCCAGCGCACAAGCGCGATGACGACGCGAGGCCGCCCGTCACTCGCAACCCGCCCGCGCCGTCCGGAACGAGCGACCCGCAGGAAATGAAGCTCGAGCTTGCCGCGCGCGATCAGCCGCCAGAGACAAAGCTGCGGGAATATGTGCCGGGCCAGCCTTACGACCCCGCCTTCCCGTATGCGACGATTGGCGACGAGCAACGCGCGCGCAGCGCTGCGATGGAAGCGGCCGGCGGTCCCGAAGCCTGGATGAAGGCGCAGGAGGAAGAGTCCGCTCCTGACGCGCTCGAGACGCGGCGAGGGGTTGTTCCGGGGGTCGGGTCCACGGATAAACGCTGATGGCTGGCCCTCCTGATTATGATACCGCTATTGGTTCCAGCGGCTGGGATTTAGACGAGTACGGGAACCTGGTTCCGAAATCGCAGCCGCCTGGCACGCGCATAAACAGTGTTCCGGATGAACTGTCGGCAAGGAGCTGGCCGCAGGGCAATCCCCGAGTTGCGGGTCGTCCGTATTTCCCGGACGTCGCTACGGCTACCAGGATGCCTAATCCTGAAATGGCCACTCCCGGCGCTGCGCCGAGCGGCAATCTGCCGGCGGTTCGCCCTCTGACCACCCCTGACTCTTCGAGTGGCGCTCCGCGTTATCTGTCCCCATCTGCGGTTGCGCCGGAAACCTCTCCGACGGTCAGCGGTCAACTGACGCCGAGTTCTCGTTTTGGCACGCCTGCCGCTCCGCCGCCGACGTTTCGGATGCCCATGGGCCCTCCGATTGTTAGTGCGATCGGCGCTCTTGCCGCCAACCAGCCTACAGAGGCGCAGGTCAATGAGAGGCTCAACAATCCCCTAACGCTGAGTGAGTTGGGTAGTGCGGTTAAACAATATCTTTGGCCTCAAACGGACACGCAGACGCAGACGCAATCCGGCCCGGGCCGCGGTCCGAGCGGACCCGTTCCGCCTAGTCCGCCGCCGCCGTTTGGGCCGGCGGGTCCCTCGAATTACCTGCCGCCGTTCAATCGCGGCCCGATTCCCGCTTATTTGCCGCAGCATGGACCGCAGCGCGCCCCTTCGATTCAGCAACAACGCGGGGGCAAAGGCGGCGGAGGCTCGGCTAGCCCCGGCATGATTCAGCCGTCCGACGTCGACCTTGGGCATTATCGCCAAACGGTGGGCAACGCCCGCACGCCGACGTGGGTGCCTGGCGGCATGGATGCGCCCGCGCCGCAGATCTTTCGCGGCCCTACGACCGCGTGGGGCGCTCCGAACAGCGGCAACGGCCCTCGAGGTTCGCAGAACTATTACCAGCCCGGTTCAGCGCCTATGGCTCCCGGCGATTGGACCGGGACCGGGCCGGTCGCTGGCCCGCTCGCGGCGTTCGCGGCCGATATCCCGAGCGCCCAAGCGCAGCCCGTCAGCGGCCGCGGCGGGGCGCCCACTGCTGGAGCCATCAATAGATCGAATTGGGTAGACAATGCCGCGCTTGGCGATCAGTTCATGGGCGGTAATACATTTAGCGGGTCTCAGTTGCAGCCTATGCCCTTGCCCCCTGGAGCGGACCCAAATGCGATTGCCCATGCGATTGCGCACTCTCCATATGTTCCACCTGCGCCGCCTCGTCCCACGCCGGGCGGCTTTGGCTATAATCCGCTTGCCTTCTTTGGAGCCGGTCCATGAGCCTTCGTGAAGTCGACTTCGCCCAGCAGATCGCCTTTGCCTACGCGATCCACAAGACCAATGCGAATCGCAATGCCGAGTTGACGGCGATCAGCGCCGCGCTGGCGTCCGACGTGACGACTCATGACATGACGATCCAGGCTCCCGCCGCGGCGCTCAGGATCATCATGCCGCCGGTGCATTCGCGCTTCACCAACGACATCAATCTGATCGTCAACAAGGGCAAAGGCGGCAATCTGAGCAACAACACGATGATCGCCGCGATCGACGGCGTGCTTGGCGTCGTTTCGCCGCCGGGCCTCGTCGACGTCCCTTATCTTTCCGGCGTCCCGCCTTACGCCAACGGTTCGGTGCTCACCTGCACGCAGGGCAACTGGGTCGGCACGCCAACCAGCAAGAACTATCAGTTTCGCCGCAACTCGGTGAATTTTGGATCAAATTCGTCCACGGCGACCTACACGATCGTCACCGCAACCGACACGGGCAAGGTCATCGACTGTGTGGTCACCGCGATCAACGCGCAGGGCTCGACCGTCGCGCCGCCGTCCAACGGTATTCGCATTCCCTGACATTTTCCGCTTGACAGCGGCGCAGTCCCCCATGTAGTCCTATCCGTGAGCCGTAACCCTATTGGCTCTTCGAAAGGACACGCGCCATGAAAGACGAAACCAAGGCGATTGGCGATTGCGCCGTCGCCAGACTCAGCCGATTGCTGGACGATATCGAGGCGGACACGACTGCGGTCGTCCAGACCAACGACATCCCCACGATTGTCACCCATTTCGCCTATGTGCGCGAACTGTATCGTTCGCTGAAGGATCGCGTCAGCGCGCTGGGAGAGCACGTTAACGGGCTTTCCTACAACACCATTCCGACGATCTTCACCAATCAAAACATCAAGACGGTCAACGTGGTCGGCCTTGGGACGGTGACGATCAAAGTCCGGTGGGGCGCGACCATGCTCAACAAGGAAAAGGGCTTGGAATGGCTGCGGGAGACGGGCAACTCGGGACTCATCATCGAGACCGTGGCCGCGCCGACGTTATCGTCGTTCGCCAAGGAGGAAGAGTTCGCCGGCCGGCCGTTGCCGAAGGATTTGTTCAAAGTCGGCACCTCTCAGCTGGTTTCGATCACCAAGAGCGGAGTGTCGAACGATGAGCCCGTCTGACGTCGATCTGGAGATCGCTCGCGCCGAGGCGCTCGGATTCCTGCTTGGCGTGGTCGATGGCGTCATCCTGCAGCTCGAAGATCCAAAGACGGATGAGATTGTGCGCGCTATTTTTTTCTTACAGGACGCGCGCGACGCCTATAACAAGGCCGCCAAGGCCCTGCTCGACGCGCGGTTGCTGCAATGAACGCGCCGCTCAAACCCCATCTCAAACTGAAAGCAATTCCCATGGCCAGTGAAATCATCGAACATCGCAGCGGCGGCGTTCCCGCGCATCTTCGCAAATTGTCCGAAGGAACCTCATTCGGCAACCTCGACGCGAGCGACCTCAAGCCGCCGCTTCTCAAGCTGCTCGCCGGTCAGTCGCCCGAGGTTCTCGACGGCGTCCCCGATGCGCGCCCGGGAAACTTTTGGGTGACGGTTCTCAACCAGAACATCGGAACGAGCGTGATCGGTTCGCCTCTCATGGTGCGCAAGAGCTACCAAGTCTGGGCTCCGAGGGGGACCAACACGGAAGGAGGCAAGGGGCCGCTCGCGGTGGCGTCGGATGGAATCAACTGGGACGTTCCCAATCTGTCGTTCGAGATCAAGTATCCCATGAATCCGCGCACCTACACCTGGAAGCTGGGACGCACCGTTATGGAGACGGGGGCGCATGAATGGGGGACGTCGCAGGATGACGATCCTCATTCCAAGCCGATTGCGGTCAAGACGTTCGACGTTCTCTGGCTTATCGATCTCCCGGCCGGCGAGAAACAAATTGTGGTTTTCAGGTCGTCGCGGACGGGGCAGCAACCGACCGAGAATATGGCCAACGCCATAAGCGCCAGGGGAGTCGCCGGATTTCTTCAGCGATGGCGGATTGTGGTGAAGAAGTCTCGCGGCTCGAGCGGAGACGACTTTTTTGCCTATGACTACCAATTCGTCGAACTGATCGAGGACGAGAACGAGGCGATGGCGATGCGCGCTCTTTACGACCAGTACCGGCCGGCGTTCTTCGCGGCTACCGTCGGCGGGCATGACGATGCTCCTGCGCGGCAGGCGGCGATCGACCCTGACTCGGTCCCCTTTTGAGCCATGAACCCGAAGCTCTACGCCAAGATCAAGCGCCTGGCCGACGATCCGCGCACCGACGCGATGACCCGGAAGATCGCCCAGGCGCAGCTCGAGGCGCACGCTCCGCCGGCCCCGCGCAA